ACATGCGGAGAAAAAACTATTTTTAGGGATGGATTGATGCCTAATAAAGTATTTAGGTTGGAAAAACTCCCACCCCAAGCGGAATCATCGCTTGGATCCTCAATACCCTGGACCCAAAATAATCCATCATATTTGGGATTATTTTGTCCTACAAATTCAATAAATTCCAAGACATATTTAGACCATTCGACCCAAGTAATCCCACCATGTGGTTCATTCTTAATATCAATCCCAATGAGATTATTATAATCTCCAAATTCTTTAAGCATGATTTTCCATGCATTGAATGAATCCATTTTAGAGATTTGTGAGGTCGGACTCGGTTGTATCTGTCCATGATCCGTATGAAAATCTAATAATATACTCATCCCTCTTATTTTAGCATGATAGAACAGATGATGAATATATTCTTTAATTGAAAAATTTTGGATATAAGGATCTGCTAAGATACAAGGTTCGTACAATTTTTGATCCAGATTGATTGCATTTTCATATGAAAAAGGTATTCTGATGGAATTAAATTGAAGATTTCTCATTGTATCCATATAATATTCAGTATCATGAATCCATAATCCATGGGGTACATTGCATATGGTTTCCATCCCAAACCAATTAATTCCCTTGATCCTATATTCTGTATCATAATTATTATTTTTAAAATACAATTTATGGTTTTTCACGAAAAATTTTCCATAAATCAATTGAATAGGGATGACAAAAAAAAAATCCTAGAAATAATCATATTTTTTTAAATTAATTTTTTTTATTTTATTTGCAAAATCATGAGATCACTTGAATTTCTAATATTTTCTAATGAAAGTGTATCATTGTTGATATATTTCATATAAAAATACATCCTCTTTTCTGGATGGAGTTTTAGTCGTAATAAAGATTTTTCAATGATTTCATTATTTTTTTCGGTAAATTTTACTATTTTTTTATTTGGATATAAAACTTTATATTTTCCACTCAAGAAATCAAATCCCAATACAGGTATAAAAAACAGTAATTGGAGCATTATTCTCATATTTATAAAAAATGATTTTATTTTTTAAAAATCATTCTTTAGATAATATTATTTATTATGAAACTCGATGGAAAATTATCATATGATGAAATTATTCAATTAGTCAATGAATGGAGATTGAAAATCAAAGAAAATTTTATTAAAAATATCTATCATTGGGAAGGATTTTGGATGTTCAAATTGAATAAATTCCGTTTTGTTTTTGAGCCTGGTATAGCTTTATGGCCAGGGGATTTTGAACCCAGAGAAAAAAATATTCATTCCGTGTGTGTGAAATTAAGAAAAGAAATCATTGATAAAAAAATTCTTGATTTTTTTGTCAATACAAACGACAGGACTATTTTTATGAAATTTAATAATAATCGATTTTTATGTTTTGAACTATTTGCAAAAGGAAATCTTATTCTTTGCGATGAGAATCCAAAAATCATGGTATTAACGAGACCAAATTCTTTCACCAATCACAAAGATCTTTATTCTATTTCTCCTTATGACACTACAGAACAAAAATTATATTCTTGGGTGTGGAAGAAAAAAAATTATGAAATTATTATATCTGACGATATTCAAAATCATGAGTCTTTTTCTTTATCAAAAGGTTTAGAATGTTTATGGGATATTAAAAAATTAAAATGTATCAAGGTTCCTACCGATCCCAAAAAAAATAAGATGAATAAATTAACCGTACAACAAAATATCGAGAATCAGATCCATAAATTCCTTCAAAAAATTAATGAACTCGATTCCATGGTCAAGATAGAAGAATCTTTGCTAAAACCTGATTATCAAAAAATCAATGAACTTTATACAAAAATCAAATCTTTCCAAAAAAAAATGATGGGTGCTAAAAATGCCCTATCCATGACACCTTCTGCACCCAAACCGAACAAAAAACATTTGAAAATAATCTTGAAACATGAAAAATGGTATCATCAATTTATATGGTGGTTTTCTAAAACAGGAATTTTATGCATTGGGGGCAAGAATGCAGATCAGAATGAAAAAATCGTAAAATCCTATTTAAAAGATCATCATCTTTATTTTCATTCGGACGAACCTGGGTCGGGATCATTTATTTATATGATTGAACCAAATGAGGATCATGTGATCAATGATGTTGACCTAGAATATACTTCACAAGGGGTGCTTTCTTTTTCACAAAATTGGAAAAATAATAGGCCAGGAAAAGTATATTGGGTTTATGGTAATCAGGTTTCTAAAACTCCCGAATCGGGAGAGTATGTGACAAAAGGAAGTTTTATCATCCGTGGATCAAGAAATTATATTTCGGTCCATCAATTACAATTAGGATATTGTTTGTACAATAATGATGAATTGATGCTAGGTCCTTATTCACTCGTTTCCAAACTCAAAACTAAATGTCTGAAATTAGTACCCAAATCAAATACCAAAAAAAATTCTCATAAAGAAATTGTTAAATACTTGATACAATTTTTAGATATTCAAAAAATTCCTGATACGACCTATATTTTTCCATACGCATGCATTATTTCTACGAATAATTTTTGTGAAAAATTAAAATCTTGATTGTATACAGAATAATGGCGTGTAAAAGATCGAAATGCAATTGTAACTATTGTTACAATTCCTGTTGCAACTACTGGTTACCTTACAATTACTATTACCCTGTTTATAATTTATATAATTGGAATTGTTGTTAACCCTTTATATTATTTCTCAAAATAAAAACCTTTTAAAAAATTTATGATGAATGGTTGATTGATTCATAAAAATCAACGACCGTCTGATTTATTTTTATTTTTTGAGGATCAAAAGAAGACAAATACACACCTTTTAATGTTTTTATACGTGATAATGCAACATAGATTTGTCCACATTCAAATATATTACTCCCAAGATCCATCAACGCGCAATCGAGATTGTGTCCCTGAACTTTATGGATTGAAACCGCCCATGCTAGTTTCAAGGGTAATTGAAATATAGAAAATGTATCATTGTCATTTATTTCATCGCAGGAATATTCAAATGGTACGATCGTAATCGGTTGTTTAATATTAATAAATTTTACAATAGGATAGTTATTGGGATCAAAATTAGTAATAATCCCTTGAGACCCATTTACTAATCCATTTTCAATATCTATGTTTCTCGTTAACATAACATGTGCACCTTTGGCTAATTTTATAATGTCGATAATCCCAGATTGGGCCATAAAATTTTCAATTTGTGAATCTAGAATTCTGATATTTTTGGGGTTTTTTATATAAAATTTATATTCTTGAATCGGCTGACCTAATGATTTTAATTCGTGTTCATTCATAAAATCAACTTTCCTATTTATGGGGTACAAAACACATGCTTTGGATACATCAATCTGGTCTTCATCAATATTCGTATCATCGTTTTTTTTTTCAATGAGACGTTCGTACAGAATCGAAAGATCTGATTCTTTTACGATTCCTTTTCTGATATTTTGCAAGATGGAAAACCAAACAGTATCCGATTTTTGACGATAAATCGTATCTAATATAACAATATTATCGAGCGATCGTAAAAAAATATCACTTTCGAATAAAAATTTTTTTTCTTCGATGGGAGGCAATTGGAAAAAATCACCCGATAATATTAATTGTATACCCCCAAAAGGTGCTTGATTCCTGCGGATCCTTTTTCCTATTGTATTTAATTTTTCAAATAATGTAGGGCTCAGCATACTAATTTCGTCTATAATTAGAATATCTAATTTTTTCCAGACATTCCAAGAATTCTTATTTTTTTGGATTTTGTAAACCAGTTCATCGACATCGCCTTTTCCCAATCCTATACCCGCCCATGAGTGTAATGTACGAGCATTGGGATTTAATAAAATGGCGGCACATCCCGTCATTGCCGTTATGGCTATATTCTTTTCATCTTTACACAACTCGTATATATGATTAATTACATATGATTTACCACAGCCTCCAGGACCCGTAATAAATACATTTTTTCTTTGAAGTACAAGATCTACACATTTTTGTTGATTTTTATCCATTATTATAATTTAATCGTAAAGATATTGGAATAAATCAATTTTTATTTTATATTTATTGTTTATAGGAATACCATGAGTAAATCATCAAATACTTTAGAATTAAAGAAATATTGCACCGATGCCGCATCAGTCGTCGATAAAATAAATTATCAATTTGATAGACCTTTATTACGGAGAAATCAATTTAATACAATCCTTTCATTTAAGAAAAATTCTCCCACAGAATTTGTTAATGGTATTTTTGGACTTACAACTCAACAAAAATCATATGCCTGTTATAAAATTTTTGATATTGAAAAAGAGATTGAAGATAACCTCACAAAAGTTGAAAATAAAGAATTTTGTCAACGATTGCGTCGAGAAAATGTATTTTATGATCCATTAAATAATCAACCGAATGCGATGAGTTATTTAACACTATTTAATGAATTAGATATTCAAGAGGTATTAACGATTCTTAGGTATACCCAAAATGATGATGGTACACTGAATATATCGAATCTTTCTGAAGTCAAATTCGATGATGGGAAACAAATTTCTTATAATTATGAGAATAATGGACAGATCATTCGATGTACAGAATAATTAGCATATTTTTTTTATAATTTCATGTAGTAGATATGGATATTTTTCTAATTCCAACCATTCAACTTATGATTCCAACCTTTCAAAGATTGATACAAAATTTCACTGAAGTACCCTGTGATGGGAATCAGAATGAATTCGGAAGAGCCCTATGGAATGAACGAAATGATTTACGTAGAATTTTTAATGCACTTGGTGGAAATAAACCTCGTTATGAATTATATCTGACTGATTCAATGGGAGATTATGTAGATCCAACTATATTGTATAATCCTGATAAAAAAGATATTGATGAAAATTTTTTAATGTATGATATGAGATTAAAAGAGTTATTAACAAGATTAGATTATCAAAATTCTAATATTAAAAAACTCGAATTTCTAAATTTAAATGATATCGATACGACAATTATTGGGTCGACAAACACACAAACATTTGAATGTGATAATGTAAGAACTCGTTGTCGTTGTTTTAATAAAGAATTTCAATTACCATCTCAAGAACAACTCGATAATCAAGGATTAATTGTGCCCCCAGTTAATCTTAGATCAGCACTTAAAACAGGCTAATGAAATTAGATTAAAATTGTATCTAATTCAAAATTGATATAAACATTTAAAAAACAAAATAAAATGCATTCTTGGGATGAATCTATTGATTTACTAAATTATGATTGGAAAAATAATCCACGCTGGAAAAATATCATCAGACCCTATTCCGCGGATGATGTCGTTCGATTACGAGGTTCATTACCTATTGAATACACATTAGCCAAAAAAGGGAGTGAAAAACTGTGGGGTTTACTTCATCATGAAACATATATAAAATCGTTGGGGGCCGTAACGGGAGGACAGGCTCTTCAGCAGGTAAAAGCAGGTATTAAAGTGATTTATCTCTCGGGTTGGCAGATCGCCGCGGATAATAACACTTCGAATACCATGTATCCTGATCAATCCCTGTATCCAGTCGATTCCGTTCCTCAAATAGTCGAATCTATTAATAATGCATTTCAGAGAGCCGATCAGATAGAATGGAGTAAACGTTCAGGCCTTAAGATTGATTATTTTGCACCCATCATTGCGGATGCGGAAGCGGGATTTGGAGGCGTGTTGAATGCTTTTGAATTGACAAAAACATTAATCAAAAAGGGAGCCTCCGGGGTCCATTTGGAAGATCAATTATCTTCTGCTAAAAAATGCGGTCATCTCGGTGGTAAAGTTTTGGTACCAACCAAAGAAGCCATTGATAAATTAATTGCCGCTCGATTAGCAGCCGATATAAT